TTGGCTTAGCTTGGACCGGCGGCGCCTGGGCTACCGGACGCGCCAAGCGCTCTGTCCCGTTCGATCTCGTCGCCAAAAAACTGATTGAGCAACATCCCGACGCGACGTTCGTCTGCTTGGAGTATGAGGATCGTCGCGAAGAGCTGGCGGCCTATCCGCAGGTGCTGAATCCGCATTGGGCCACCAAGAAGGGCGCCGACCTGGACGAGCTCGCGGCCCTTGTTTCTGCGCTCGACCTCGTCATTACGCCGGCGCAGAGCGTGGTGGACGTATGCGGAGGTCTGGGCGCGCCTGTGTGGGTCATGGTCGATCCCGAGCCGCCATGGCGCTACGCGCATCTCGCCGGTGAGGACCGCATGTGGTTCTACGAAAGCGCGCGCCTTTTCCGCCAGCGGCGCGAGGACAGGGGCTGGGAGCGCGTCGTCAGCAACGTGACCACGGCGCTGCACCAGATGAAGTTGCGGGCGGCGGCATGACGAGGAAAGCTGCGCGCTCCGAGAACATCGACCCGACCGCGTTCATTCACCGCTACGCCGTCACCGATGACGTCGGCCGCATCGGCGCGCGCACGAAGGTCTGGCAGTTCGCCAGCGTGATCCGCGGCGCCGTGCTGGGCGACGATTGCGTGGTGGCGTCTGGCGCGTGCCTTGACGGCAGCGTGGCCGGCGATCGCGTGATCATCTGTCACAATCTGGCGGCCGGGCCGGGCTTTCTGATTGGCAATGACGTGTTCATCGGCCCCAACGTGGTGCTCTGCAACGACGCTTGGCCGCGCTCCCACAAGCGCGGTTTCGATCCAGCCAAGTACGACGGCTCCCGATGGGCGATTACACTGGAGGACGGCGCGTCGGTGGGAGCGGGCGCTGTTGTGCTTCCCGGCGTGCGTATTGGTCGCGGCGCGATGATCGGCGCCGGCGCCGTGTGCGCGAAAGACGTTCCGGCCGGGCATTTGTTGCAGGTGAACGGAGTCGTTGCGCCGATCGCTGATGAAGAGGAGCGGGTGCGGTTGCGGGCGCGTGTTGTCGGCGAACGGGGGCTGGCGCGGTGATTACCGTTGCAACCCTGCTGTGGGACGCCAACCGGCACAGCCTGCCGTTCTCGCGGCATTACACGGAAAGCGACGTCGAAAAGCTCTACCGTGGCTTTGCGCGCCACTTGTCGACGCCGTTTCGTTTTGTCTGCTTCACGGAGCGTCCGCGCACGTTCTGCGAAGAGATTGAACAGGAGCGGTTGGCGGCGTCGGAGCCTAGCTACGGTTCGTGCATCGAGCCGTATCGGCTGAACGAGCCGATGATCTTGGTCGGCCTTGACACAATCGTGGTCGGCAATTGCGATCATCTGGCCGCTTACTGCATCGGTGCGGACAAAATCGCTGTGCCGCGCGATCCGTTCTTCCCTGACAAGGTGTGCAACGGCGTGGCCCTGGTTCCGGGCGGCAACGCGCGGATCTGGCGCGAGTTTCCCGGTGGCAACGACATGGAGTGGATCAGAAAGCAGGACGTGAATGTAATTGACGACCGCTTCCCTGGGGCGGTGGTCAGTTACAAGGGCCACACAAAGAAGCACGGCCTAGAGGAGACGACGGCCATCGTTTATTTTCATGGCGAAGACAAGCCGCACCAACTGCCGCACGTAGGTTGGATCGCCCGACATTGGCACGACAACGTAAGGGCGGCGGCCTAGCACATGGCGCTCGATACCTTCGGCGCGCTCAAGGCGGCGGTTGCGGATTGGTCGTTTACCGGCGGCGGCGTGACCGCGGCGCTCGTCGGAACGGACCTCTTCCCGCAAGTGCAGTCGATGATGTATTACGGCGATGGCGTCGATGTGCAGCCGCTGCGCATCAGCGCCATGGTCGATTCCGCGACCGTGACGCCATCGGCCGGCGGGCAGATCGCGATCTCCAGCGCCTTCGGCGCCGGCTTTCTCGAGATGATCGAGATGGTGCCGAACCAGAACGGCGCTGTCGCCTTGGACTACGTGCCGCCGTGGATGTTCCGCAAGGAAGCGGACGCCATCGCTGATACGGTCGGCCCGCAGAACATCTATACGATCGAGGGCGACACGCTTTATCTCGCGCCGGCGGCGGTCACGGGCATCAAGGCCAAGTGGTTCGAGAAGTTCACGGCGCTGTCGGGCGACAGCGACACCGACTGGATCGTGACGAATGCGCCGCAAGTCTATCTGAACGGCTGTCTGATGCTGGCCTGCGCTTACACGCAAGACGAGCGCGAGGCCAGTGTTTCGGCAGAAGTTCGCGGCGTCGATCGAAGGCGCTCAACCGTGAACGATCAGCGCGAAGCGCTCGTCCGGCTCGTTCAAGGTAGCGCGGCCAAGGAGTGTAGTGTGAGTCTTAGCAGAGGCGCCGGCGCGCCCAATCTTCGGGCAGATAACAGCGGAGCAAATGGCGCGCGACACGACGATGGCGCGGCATGTGCTGTCGGTGGTGCGTGACGCCTGTAAGCATTCCAAGGGCAGGTTCACGGTCGAGAGCGTAGCGCGCGGTCTCGCCGATAGCACGATGCTGCTCTACGGTGTGCTTCGCCCGCCGTCCGCGGACCTGGAGGCGATCGTGGTTGCGCGCCCGCACGACGGTGTTTTCGAGCTCTTGGTGGCGGGGCCGCGGTTTGATGATGTGGCGCCGTTTATGGACGTGCTGGAGCGTCAGGCTCGCGGCCAGCGCTGCGAACGCTTGGCGATTTGGGGGCCGAGTTGGTTCAAGAACCATCTGCCGGAGGGCTGGTTCGCGCGCGAAGTTCGCTATGAGCGCAAGTTAGGCGATGCTGGTTAAGCTAGAGCTGCCGCCCGGCATGCTTCAGGTCGGTACGATATATCAGACGCAGAACCGCTGGTACGACGGCAATCTCGTGCGCTGGCAGATGGACGGGCAAGCGTGGGCGGTGCAGCCTATAGGCGGCTGGACGGAGCGCCTGACCGACCCGCTCGACGGCAAGTGCCGTTGCATCTGGCAGTGGGTCGATAACGATACGGTGCGCTGGGCCGCTTATGGCACGCACACTAAGCTCTACGTGGCGACGCCTTCGGACGCGACTGCGCACGACATCACGCCATCCGGCTTCTCTGCGGGCGAAGCGGACGCGGCCCAAGGCGGCGGCTATGGGTCCGGCAATTACGGCGAGGGCGCTTACGGCACGCCGCGGCTCGACGTGGCCGGCGTGCTGCCGGCGAGCGTGTGGACGCTCGACAATTTCGGCCAAGTGCTTGTGGGCTGCATGGCTGAGGACGGCGTCATTTATGAGTGGGACCCGGCAGACGGCACAGGCACGCAAGCGTCGGCGATTGCCGATGCGCCGACCGGCACGGCGATAGTGGTGACGGAAGAGCGGTTTCTGTTCGTGCTCGGCGCCGATGGCAATAACCGCAAAGTGCAATGGCCGGATCAAGAGACGCTGACGACCTGGACGCCAAGCGGCACGAATCAGGCGGGCGACTACACTTTGGCGACGCCGGGCAAGCTGATGTGCGGCCGGCGCATCCGTGGCGGCGCGCTGTTGTGGACGGATCAGGACGTGCATCTGGCGACCTATATCGGTCAGCCGTACATCTACAGCTTTCAGCGCGTCGGCGAGAATTGCGGCATCGTTTCGCGCGGCGCGGCGATGGTGATCGACAACCGCGCCTATTGGATGAGCTTCAACCGCTTCATGATGTTCGATGGCGTGACGCGGCCAATGACTTGCGATGTGGCGGACGGCGTGTTTGGCGACTTCAACCAGACGCAGCGCTCGAAGGTGACGGCCTATCACGAGCCGCAGTATGGCGAGATTTGGTGGTTTTATCCGTCCGGCTCATCGAACGAATGCAACCGGGCCGTGGTCTATAACTACCTCGGCAATTTCTGGCAGGTTCACGAGAATCTCGGCCGCACTGCGGGCATGTCGCGCGGCATCTATTCGAACCCGGTCATGGTCGATGCTGACGGCGTTGTGTACGACCACGAGATCGGCGCCAGTCATGGCGGGCTCGATCCCATCGTTCGCAGCGGGCCGTATGAACTCGGCAATGGCGACCGCATCATGCGTGCGCGCCGGCTCATTGCCGACGAAAAGACCGCAGGAGATGTGCAGGTGTCGTTTCTGACCCGCGATTGGCCGAACGACACCGAGACGACGCACGGGCCTTATGCGATCGCCAATCCGACTAACATTCGCTTTGCGGCGCGGCAGGCGCGTATGGTGGTGGAGTTCACGACCGCGGCGCAGAACTCGCGCTGGGGCGTGCCGCGTGTAGACGTGATCGAAGGCGGACGCAGACTCTGATGCCCTCCAACGCCATGAAGATGAGCCAGCTCATCGAACAATTGCAGCGCATGCGTGAACAGCACGGCGACCTAGACTGCCTGTTCGCGACTCCTGGCGACGCTACGCTGATCGCGATCGATGGGCGCAATGTGGCGGTGGCGGGCGAGCTATTGGGCCAGAAGCTGCCGCAGCCGGCGCTTGTGCTCGGCCTCACGCGCGACGAAGCGGGGCGCCTGCGCAATCATCCCGGCCAGCGCTACGCCGCGACGGCCGATGCGAGCGAGTGGACTTACGACCGCGCCCTTGCGCCGGAGGGTGAGGATTTGGCCGTGTGGAAGCGCCTGGGCGGGCGCGACATCGGCCGGCGCGAAGGCGAGCGCTGGTTCGTGCGCGAAGGCGCGGAGGCATGGCCGCGGCGTCCAATCGAGATCATCCCGGACGGGATTTTGGCCTGGAGGCGTCTGTGAGCATCAAGCTTGGCCCGGCGCCGGACGCATACGACCGCCGCGCGGAGCAGGAGTTTCGCACCGAAATGGACCGCCGCGATCTGATGGCGCACAAGAGGGGTCGGCATCTTGATCTTGGCGGCGCCGACTTCGCCATCATTCTCTATGCTCCGGACGGCACACGCTGGAAGCTGAGCGTGGACAATTCCGGCAACCTGACGACGGCGGCGGCGTGAGCGCGTTCGACCGCGCCGCGCCTTGGCTGATGGCGGCGCTCTATGCGCAGGACAAGCGCCCATTATGGACGCTTTATGATGTGCGGGCCGAATTGGAGGCGCGCAACGCGCATCTATGGCTAGGCGATCGCTCCGGCATGGTGACGACGATTAGCGACTATCCCGGCGCAGGCGAGCGGATCATCGAATGCTGGCTAGCCGGCGGCGACGGCGCGGAGATCGCGCAAACGCTGCGGCCTGCGGTCGAAGATTGGGCCAAGCGCGTCGGCTGCACGCAAGCGCATGTGACCGGCCGGCGCGGATGGGTGCGCCGTCTCGCGCCGTTCGGATACGAGCACTACGCAACTACGGTCAGGAAGCTGTTGTCGTGAGCAAGAAAAAGAGCAAGTCGAGCGCGACAAGCACGAGCACCGCGACGACGACCCCGCAGGCGCCGTCATGGATTCAAGGCCCGGCGCAGGACTATTTCAGTCAGGTCGGCTCTCTGCTGTCGCAGAACGGCGGCGCGATGCCGACTTCGACGCTGCAGACGCAGGCGGTGAACTCGGCGCGCAACCTGACCGGCAATTCGGCGATCACGGAGGGCATGAACGGCACGCGCGGGCTGATGGATTTTTCGCCCGATAGCGTGACGGCAGGCCAGCTTCGCG